AAGATGGTTTGCTTTCTTAACAGGGAAGTTACCATCTATTTTGAATTTTCCTTAAAGTCAAGGAAAAGAATAGTAGTTTCCCGAGGCAAAAGAAATGTTAGCAGTTAGTCTAGTTTTTGGTTCATTCTTAACCGTATTATTTCTTGTAGTGGGGCTTATTGGTGGCTGGGTTGCTAGAGAATATATGATGAACTATCGGGAAGTACCAAGACCTCACCCCGAAATGTTTGACAGTCAGGGTAACCTGATTCCAGATGAGGTGATCGCATTTAACTTTGAGAACTATCATGACTACGAAAGCAACGACGACGAAGACATCGACGAGTAACACAACCAAAAAGCCAAGGACTGTTAAGGTTTCTACTTCACTGGAACTTCCTAAAAACCCCTTGGCTTTTGAGGTTCTCGATCTTGTCTCAAAACAGCGCAGCAAGGCAAAGAAAATTGAGGCGCTGAAAAAGTATGAGGACATGTCTCTTAAGATCCTTTTTGTTTGGAACTTTGATGAGAGTGTTGTTAGTGTTCTTCCAGAAGGAGATGTTCCATACTCTTCTTATGATGAACAAACTGTAAACTCTGGTACACTTTCTACCCGAATTACAGAAGAAACACGTAGAATGTATGAGACTGGTTCGTTCTCCATGGGAGTGACTGACCAGCAGGGTAGAACTACTATCCGTAAAGAGGCAAAAAACTTCTACTTCTTTGTCAAAGGTGGCAATGATGGTATGAACAAGATGCGTAAAGAAAGCATGTTCATCAACCTTCTCCAAGGTCTTCATCCACTCGAAGCAGAGGTTGTTTGTCTTGTAAAGGATAAGAAACTATCTGACAAATACAATCTTACTCAGGATGTTGTCGCTGAGGCATATCCTGATATCCAATGGGGTAATCGTTCGTAATGGGAAAAGGCATCAACATCATTCATGTGAACTGTGATCCATCTGCTGCTGATGATAAGAGTCTTCCACGGGACTCTTATCTGGTAACATATGGTGATAACGACGAGCAAAGGCACGACATTGTTCAGGGTCTTCAGTCTGATATCTTCGACCAGTATTGGGACAAGTATCGTGACTTTAGGGGGATGGAGTGGACTCAAGGTACAGTCAACCCTAAGATGTGGGGGTACAAACCCTCCGAATCCAAAAAGCGAAAGTAGTTTACAAAATCGTCGGAAAAAAACCCGGCAAAATTTTGAGTCTGTAAGGTTTTGTATCACATTTTACAGAACTCACTTGCTAAATAATCGCATCAGGGGTATAATACCCTTACGTTCATCCTATGTTATCACTAGCACTGATCTTTTTTAGTCATATCGAACCTGAGCTTTTTCTTAGGTGCGAAGACTATCTTTGGTTAAAACAAGGGTTGGAAGAGAGTAGTCTCTTCACACCTGCGGAAAAGTTGGATATCACCCTTCATTGGATGGAACATACTAATCCAACCTGTTTTGATAACTAGGACGCAAGTAGGACGACGCGGAACGGATCGTTCATTCGCTATTCGCAAATAGCGAACGCAAACGCCGCCCGAAGGAACGGGATTTAACCGTCTCATTTCTTTGGAGTAAAACCATGTCTAAAGTCGTTTATCGTGGTCAATCTTACGACACTGTAGAGCGTCGTGAGCAAAGACAAGCACAACAGCAACCTCAACAGCACAACGAAGCCTATCGTGGCATTAAGTTTGTCAAGGAGGACAAGTGATGCAGAAACTCAATTTCCTTCAACTCATTAAAGAGCAGAAGCAAAAAGAAGAGAAGCGTCATAAAGCAGTTCTCTGCATGGCGGGTCACTGCCAGGTAGGTAAAAAGTGATTAGTTTAATCAGTGGAATCGTTTTAGGTTCGACTGCATTTATGCTTCTCATTTATGCTGAAGTACTATTGCTGAGTAAGTAATGCAAAATTACACATATCATTATGATGATATGGATAAAGATAACAGACCACCTGCCTGTTATCAGTTAAAATACAGAGGTTGCAACTATTGGTCATGCTACCTTGTTCATTTGGACGAGTGGTTTGATAAACTACTAAAGTTTGAGGGAGATTGACTCTCCCTCTTTTTTTGTGTATAATGGTTAGAGTGGATACTACCCAAATGGACAGAGAAAAACTCAAACTTCTTGTTCGTAACCTTGAACTTCTAGTAGACTCACTTAAAGCAGAAGTGTATTCTGATACTCAAAGTTACCTGAACTATGAAGAAGTAAAAACAGGTCTTCATGACTATGACGAAATTTTTGACGATGATGATGGATACCCCGACTAATGACTAGTAGATCTAAAAAACTTGTAAAGTTGCTTGAGCGTTTAATCAAGCAAGACCATCTATACGACGATGAAAAGATTCGTGAGATGAAGGTCCAACTTCGTGAGTTGAAAGAGCAACTCGCAGATATCGAAAAGAAAACATCGAAAGGATTTGGTAAATGAGCGTAAAACTGGTCAGTGTAACTCCTGATGCGGAAAAGAACATGGCATATGTTGCTCGTGTTTCTAACCCCAACAATCAGGAAAACCCCAACTATGCTAAGTTGTTGGGTTATTGTATCAAGCACAACCACTGGTCTGTGTTTGAGCAGAGTTTCATGACTCTGGAGATTGAGACTACTCGTGGTCTGGCAGCTCAGATTTTGCGTCACCGTAGTTTCACCTATCAAGAGTTTTCCCAACGCTATGCTGATTCTTCCTTACTCGCAGAGACGATCCCAGTCCCCGAACTTCGCCGTCAAGACACCAAGAATCGTCAGAATTCTATTGACGACCTGGATCCTGAGTTTGTAGCATTGTCTAACAAGCAGATTGAAACCTACTTTGCTCAAGGTATGAGTCTGTATCAGCATCTGCTTGATAACGGTGTTGCAAAGGAATGTGCTCGCTTTGTGCTTCCTCTGGCAACTCCTACTCGCTTGTACATGTCGGGATCTTGCCGATCCTGGATTCATTACATCCAACTTAGAGAAAAAAATGGAACCCAGAAGGAGCACATGGAAATCGCAGAGGCATGTAAGAAGATCTTTGCTGAGCAGTTCCCCACAGTTGCAGAAGCACTGGAGTGGGTCTAAATAAATTATCTTGATTTTATAACAATGGCAACATATCCCGTAGTGAATACATCAACTGGTGAACAGAAAGAAGTGACCATGAGTGTCAACGACTGGGACCAGTGGAAAGCGGAAAACCCAGAATGGATTCGAGACTGGTCTGATCCTTCTACCTGCCCACAACCTGGTGAAGTGGGTGAGTGGAAGGACAAACTCAGGAAGAAGAATCCTGGATGGAATGATGTGCTACATCGTGCCCAAAAAATGCCTGGTTCAAAAGTAAACAAACTCTAGTATGGCAAGAAGAAAAAGAGCATCTGCAGAGCAACCTATCGGGGTTGGTCTCACGGCAAAGCAGATGAAGCGGAAAAAACCGCTGAGTTCAGAGTATCTGGTAGACATTGATCCACTCACAGAAAACCAGACACGTCTATTTGACTCCTACAAAGAAGGTAAGCACATCGTTGCTTATGGGTGTGCTGGTACAGGTAAGACCTTTATTACCCTCTACAATGCCCTTCAGGATGTATTGGATGAGAGAACACCTTATGAGCGTATCTATCTTGTACGTTCTCTTGTAGCAACCAGAGAGATCGGTTTCCTTCCTGGTTCTCATGAAGACAAGGCAGACATTTACCAGATTCCTTATAAGAATATGGTGAAGTATATGTTCCAAATGCCTTCTGATGCTGACTTTGAGATGCTGTATGGTAACCTCAAGTCTCAGGAAACTATTAAGTTCTGGTCTACCTCATTCCTTCGTGGAACTACACTTGATAACTCTATTATCATTGTAGACGAATACCAGAACCTCAACTTCCACGAACTAGACTCTATTATCACCCGTGTTGGTGAGAACACTAGAATTTGTTTCTGTGGTGATGCTGTTCAGTCTGACTTGCAGAAGTCAAATGAGCGTAATGGTATTCATGACTTTATGTCAGTATTGCGTAAAATGCCATCGTTTGATATAATTGAATTTGGAGTAAATGACATCGTTCGTTCTGGACTTGTCAAAGAATACATTCTGGCAAAAATGGAAGCAGGTTTTTAATGTTTGATCATGTTGATGTTAGTCTCCCTACTCTTGAGCGGGAGACTATTGATGGTGTAAGGTATTACAAAGTACCTGATGATGAAGAACTCCTTCGACTGGTCTCCATCACTTCGGTGACCAGTCATTTTAATAAGGAGATCTTTATCAACTGGCGTAAGAAAGTTGGTGATGAAGAAGCAGACCGTATCACCAGAGCGGCAACAAGTCGTGGTACGGATATGCACACTCTGGTAGAGCATCATCTAAAGAATGAAGACCTACCAAAAGTACAACCTATTTCAGATTTCCTTTTTAAGATTGCTAAAGAGAACCTGAATCGTATAAATAATATTTACGCTTTGGAAGGTTCCCTATATAGTAAGGAACTTGGCATTGCTGGGACAGTTGACTGCATCGCTGAATATGACGGCGAATTGGCAATAATCGACTTTAAGACTTCTAAGAAACCAAAACCACGCGAGTGGATCGAACACTACTTTGTACAATGTATGGCATACGGTTGTATGTTGTATGAACTGACTGGTATTTCAGTCAAAAAACTTGTAATCATCATGGCTTGTGAAAATGGAGAATGCGTCGTCTATGAAGAACGAGACAAATCAAAATACATCAAACTCCTCAGCAAATACATTAGAAAGTTTGTTAGAGATAAACTGGAGCTCTATGGAACAGAATAAAGAACTAGAACAAGCAATAGAGAGTAAGTTTCTGACTCCTTCTAAGTTTGCGCTTGAGATTGAGAAGATCGTAATTGAAGAAAACTTCAACTACATTGACGCCATCTGTCACTATTGCGAAATCAACAATCTTGAGGTAGAATCAGTCACGAAGCTCATTTCAAAACCACTGAAAGAGCGACTTAAGTGGGACGCAACTCGTCTTAACTTTATGAAGCGAACTTCGAGAGCAAAACTTCCTCTATGACCGTGACACCCTTTGAAACTTATCAACATTATTTGTCACTAAAGAATCACTTCACAAACCCAAAATACGACTTCTTTAAATACGGTGCGAAGACCCGTGCCAGTGTAACTTCCTTTAACAAGAGGAAGGATAAGTACTGGTTCGAAAAGACTTCCCGCAAGTATTCTGACAAAGAAGTCGTAGATTTTCTTGTATCAAATTTCGCATACTCAGATAACGTACAAAATCTATGGATTGGTTCTTTAATAAACGAAGGAGAAAGAAACTACGCCGAATGGACGAAACGACAGCAGAGTTTGACATACTTGTTCAAAGAGCAAAGCAACGAATTGCTATCGGAGAACGAGTTAGAGAGTTTGTTCAACTGTACCAAGGGTCACCCTCTGATACTCAAAAAGTTTCTAAGCGGGAGCGTATCGTTAGAAACCTTGACAATCTTCGACAAAATATTCCATTTCTCAAAAAACTTTGATAAGAAGTTAGATGACCCAGTGTGGGAATCCGTAAGTTTAAAACTCAAGAAGTATTCTCCCTTTCTAAATATTGATATGTTTCATTATAAGAAAATCTTACGGGACATTGTAAATGAGTGAATTTTTTAAATCCGATATTATCCAAGATGAACTGACTGAGATCAACAATCTTCAGGAAGAGATCTACGGTAGTATTCTGACTTTTGGTACGATGTCCAATGAGACCAAAATGGAACATGTTGAGAAGTTACAGACCTTGCTAGAAAAGCAAAGGATCATGTATACTAGGTTATCTCTTTCAGACGACCCCGAAGCGGTTGAGATGAAAGAGAACCTTCGCAAGTCGGTTGCCCTGATGGGTTTTCCACCAGACACTGACATGCAAGTTTTATTCGACAGTATGAATGAGACAATCGAATCCCTCAAGAACTATCTTGACGACTGAGGGCATCCTTGCTATACTATCCGAGTAAATCCCCCGAATCCAAAACTATCCGAGGTAATCCAAATGTCTTTCGCAGACCTTAAAAAGCAATCCAAACTGGGCTCCCTGACCGCCAAACTGGTCAAGGAAGTCGAAAAGATGAATAACACTGGCGGCTCTGGTGATGACCGCCAATGGAAACTGGAATGTGATAAGAGCGGCAATGGTTATGCCGTCATCCGTTTCCTTCCTGCTCCCGAAGGTGAAGACCTGCCTTTCGTCAAACTCTACAGTCATGCCTTCC